TTTTGAATATCAAGTAAAGTATCAGAATGAAGACACTCCAATGATTCCACAAAGCCCGTATGCAATTGCTAAGCTTGCGGGTCATCATTTAGTTCGCAACTATAGAGAATCTTACGGCATGAATGTTTGTTCGGCTATATTTTTTAACATGGAAAGCCCGAGGCGTGGAGAAAAATTCGTAACACGTAAAATTACAAAGTGGATAGGGGAATTCCTACGATCCCCGCTAGGACAATGTCAGTCGCTTGAATTCACTGATACTGATATTTTTTCTTCTATAGATCCTGAGGTAAGATTTCCCAAGCTGAGATTAGGAAATATCTATGCTTTTAGGGATTGGGGTCACGCAGAAGACTATATGCAATGCATATATAAAATGTTTACAGAAGGAAATAATAAGGATTATGTAATTTCTACGGGCACATCTATATCCGTAAAGGAATTTCTAACCAAAGCATTTCTATGCGTAGGCATTGATAACTGCATGGATTATGTCAAGTTGGACGAATCATTAAAGAGACCGTCAGAAGTAGAATATCTTCACGGCGATTCATCTCTAGTGCAAAGAGAGCTAGGATGGAAACCTTCTCGCACAATAGATGATATAGTTAGAGAGATGGTGGAGCATGATAAATCCCCGAAAAACTACTAGAGATAGAGATCCAGATTTAAACAGAAGAGTTAGAGAAAGAGATAATCACACCTGTCAGCTTTGCAAGAAAAAGAAAAGAGCGAGCGGAATAGAAATACATCACATTTTTAGATGGGCAGATTCGCCCGGATTAAGATTTGATGAAAACAATCTAATTTGCCTTTGCAAAAAATGCCACAAATCAATTAAGAATAAAGAAAACTCTTACGCTTATCATTTTTTAGAGATAATTAAAAATGGCCGCAAAAAACCAGATAATTGATGATATCGACATAGATATAAATATAGAAAAAAGAGACATCTATTTATTCAATGAATTTATTGACTGCAATGTTGCAAAAAATTTTTTAAAAGGTTTGCGGGTTTTAGAAAAGAAAAAAGATCCAATAATAATACATCAGTTAAGCTATGGTGGAGATACAAATTCCGGCATGGCTATGTATGACGCAATTAAAAATTCTCCCTGCAAGTTTATTTTTATTACATACGGACTCTCTGCGTCTATGGGTACTATTATCCCTCAAGCAGTATTAAACAAGGGCTATATACTAACAATGCCAAACTGTTGCTGGTTGTTACATGAAGGATACGCCTCTCTTGATGATAATCAAAAAGTTGTTAAATCATATATGGATTTTCATCAATCTGTTATAAATAATTTTTATAATATATTCGTTAACTCTTTCAAAAAATCAGAACAATTTAAAGACCAAAAAGATTCATTAATAAAAAAATATATCAAACAAAAAGTTTCTTCAAAAATAGACTGGTGGTTATCGGCAGAAGAAGCTGTATCTCACGGGCTTGCAGACGATATATACACAATAAATACATTCAATAAATACAAAGCGTTGCTATGACATACACAGTAATTAGAGACACACGAGAACAACAAGGATGGAGCTTCCATCCATATCAACAATGTATAGGCATGGAAGTTGGCACGCTAAAAACTGGCGATTATACAATTAAAGAAATGCCAGATCTTGTTTGTATTGAAAGAAAAGCATCTGTCATAGAAATAGCTCAGAACGTTGTAAAAGAACGCGACAGATTTGAACGAGAACTTGAAAGAATGCGAGATTTTCCTCATAAGTATATAATATGCGAATTTAGTATGAGTGATGTTGTGAGTTATCCAAGCAATGCAGATATACCGCCATCAATAAAAAAGAATATAAAAGTAAATGGAAAATATCTAATACGTGTACTTTTAGAACTACAGCAAGAGTACGGTTTTCAGCTTCTATTTTGCGATAACCCAAATAATGCTTTTATAACAGCCGCCTCAATATTGAAACGAGTGTATGAAAAAAATTCTAGGATATGATTTCGATAATGAATGGCTTGGATTAGAAAGGCCGGACAAATATATATATAATCCTCTAGATTACGTTTTTCAAGATCCAGATCCTGACGTAACAATGAAGAGGCTTTTTTATATTATGTCTAATCCAGACTATTTTAGATTTGCCACTAGATTTATTCTTAATATAGACATCTTACCATTCCAAATGGTAATACTTAAAGAGCTATGGACTAAAAAATATCCAATGATTATAGCATCTCGGGGTGCATCTAAATCTTGGACTATGTCGGTCTATGCATTGCTTCGGGCCTTATTTTTGCCAAAGAGAAAAATAATTATCGTAGGCTCCGCATTTAGACAAAGTAAGGTTCTTTTTTCTTACATGGAAGAAATATGGAACAATGCACCTATATTAAGAAGTTTATGCACTAAAGAAAGCGGCCCGTACAAAGATCCCGATAGATTAATATTCAGAATAAATAATAGCACTATTACCTGTCTGCCACTAGGAACTGGTGATAAAATTAGAGGGGCTAGAGCGCATGATATTATTAGCGACGAATTTGCTTCAATACCTATCGAAATTTTTGAAACAGTTGTAGCTGGTTTCGCTAACGTGTCTTCTTCTCCTAATGAAAAAGTAAAACATAAAAGAAGGCAAAAACTCGGCATAACACCGCCAGAAGAAGAGTTTAATTCTATGAGTGTAGGAAACCAGATTGTTTTGGCTGGTACTGCATATTATGAATTTAATCATTTTGCAAAATACTGGAAAAATTATCACTCATGGATAAGCACAAAAGGCGATCCCGGAAAAATATCAGAATTACTTGGAGATAAAGATCCTTCCGGCTTTAAGTGTACTGATTATTCTATAGTAAGAATACCGGTCACTACGCTTCCCGAAGGCTTAATGGACGACGGTATGATCGCTAGAGCTAAAGCAACAGTTCATGCGGGTATATTCGATATGGAATACGGTGCGATATTCTCTTCTGATTCCCAAGGATTCTTCAAGCGTACACTTATAGAATCCTGTGTAGTATCTCACTCAAACGAAGTAAATCTTCCTAGCGGCCCTGTATTATTTGAACCGGCTTTATATGGTAACAAAGATTGTTATTATATTTACGGAATTGACCCTGCATCAGAAGTTGATAATTTCAGCATCGTAGTTTTAGAAGTTCATCCAGACCATAGACGGATAGTTTACTCGTGGACTACTAATAGGCAACAGCATAAAGAAAAGCTTAATTCTAAACTTACTACAGAAACCGATTTCTATTCTTACTGTGCCAGAAAGATAAGGGATCTTCTCAAGATATTCCCCTGCAAAGAAATCGCTATGGACTCACAGGGCGGCGGTAGAACGATTGCCGAAGCATTACACGATAAAGGACGTTTAGCCGAAGGAGAGCTTCCCATATGGCCCGTTATAGACCCTGAAAAGCCCGAAGACACTGACGATTACGCTGGCTTGCATATTCTCAAGCTTTGCAATTTTGCTAAAGCAGATTGGACAGCAGAAGCAAATCATGGACTCAGAAAAGATTTTGAAGATAAAGTTTTATTATTTCCATATTATGACCCGGTTAGTATGGAAATGGCTATAGAATCTGATAATATCAACGGAAGAATATATGATACTTTAGAAGATTGCATATTCAACATAGAAAATCTTAAAAATGAATTATCCATGATTAACGTAATACAAACACCTTCAGGACGCGAAAGATGGGATACGCCCGAATATATTATCGGAACAGGCAAAAAAGGAAGACTTAGAAAAGACCGCTATTCAGCACTTGTTATGGCAAATATGTCGGCACGAACTAAACCAAAAGAAAACTTCTTAGATGCATATAAGCAGTATGGTGGATTTGCCCAGCCTATAGAAAGAGAAAAATTAGGTAAAGGTGACGATTATGATGCACCAGAATGGTTCAAAAGTAACGGCGAAAACAATTCTGGATACTACATGTAATTGAGTATACCTAATTGTAGGGCAATCAATCATCAATACAATTGGGTTTAGAATGAAAAAAATATACAATAATTGCGAATACTATCAGGATTTTGACGAAAACGATCTTAATGCTTATTGCGGGCTTAGTAAATCGACAGCATATAATAACCGCGAATATTTAAATGTAGAACCCGGTATATCTGTTCGGCCATCTTTTGACAGGCGTGATTATGAAGCTTTCCGGCCCGGCGAAGCTACTGCCGTAAAACAAAAACGCATTATGGGTGAGTGTAATAATGCTTATGAAAATTTAGGCATTATTAAGAATATTGTGGATTTGATGGCGGATTTTTCTTCTCAGGGTATTACGATAGTGCATCCCGATCCTAAGATACAAAATTTTTATCGGGCCTTTTATAAACAAGTTGATGGTGATGAAAGAACGGAGCGTTTCTTAAACTATTTTTATAGAATCGGAAATGTCGTTGTTCATAGAAACACCGCAAAAATCACAAAAATAAAAGAGACAGAATTTAAGCAATCAACAGCAGCCGCTGATAGTATTATATCTGAAATGCCTATATATAGACGCGAAATACCGTGGTCTTATGAATTCATAAATCCTATTAAGATAGATATAAAAACTATTGATGGAGAGAAAAAATACTTCATTAAGGTTAACGATAAGTTTTTCGGCGATAAGAGGGCCGCAGACAACTTAGACTATCTACCAGATTACTTGCTTGCACAAATTAAAGACGGTAAAAAAGAAGCCGAATTAGATTTGTCCAAGATTAGCATATTCCATTACAAAAAAGACGATTGGTTAGTATGGGCAAATCCTATGGTTCACCCAATATTAGACGATATATCAATGTTGAACAAAATGCGAATGGCTGATTTGGCAGCATTAGATGGAGCTATATCTAATATTAGACTATGGACTATTGGTAGCCTAGATCATAAAATAGTTCCAAGAGAAGGTGTTATCAATAAGCTTAGAAATATTATAGCAAGCAATACCGGAGGCGGCACTTTCGACTTAGTTTGGGGGCCAGATCTTAAGTTTCAAGAAAGCAATAGCCAAGTATATAAATTCTTGGGTGAAGAAAAATACAAGCCTGTTCTAAATAGCATCTATCAAGGACTTGGAATTTCTGCCGCAGTAACAGGATCTAGCGGAAACGCAAGCTATACAAATAACTATGTATCTATCAAAGTTTTAATAGAACGTCTTGAATATGGACGTAAGGCAGTTAAGAAGTTTTGGGATAACGAATTTAAAATAGTTCAAAAGGCAATGAAGTTTAAAGAACCGGCCCGCATACATTTTGATGCGATCATATTAGCCGATGAAGCAGCTATCAAAACCCAGCTAATTAGCCTTGTTGATAGATCTATTATGTCAGAAGAAACATTACTTGAAAGATTCAAGGAAATGCCCGAGATTGAACAATCAAGACTTAAACGCGAAAGCAGAAGAAGATCTAAAGATATGGATGTTCCAAGAAAGGCTAGTCCTTTTCATCAGGCTAATCATAAAGAAGATATTGCTAAAATAGCAGTACAATCACAAGTATTAGGTAAAGAGTATTTTGATGAAATAGGGTTGCCATATCAAGAGCCACCAATGCCGAGCATTCCGGGTAATTCGGGTGTTTCGCCCGCAAAGAAATCCAAAAACCCCAACGCTGGTCGTCCTTTAGCACGTAAAGATATTAGCAAAAGAAAAACCAAAAGAGTTCTACCAAAAGCAAAAGGCTATGATGCTAACTTATTCTTATGGGGCATGAATGCTCAGGATCAGATTTCGGAAATACTAACACCAATTTTTCTTTCTATATCTGAGACTAAGAACGTGAGAAGTCTTCCTAAGGAGCAGTTCGCCAAGCTTGAACAATTAAAGCTGTCAGTATTTGTTGGTCATGAACCATTCCAAGAAGTAACAGAAGCGTCTGTTAAACAACTT